CCCATGTTTTAGCATTTGATATTGGTATTAGAAATCTTGCCTGGTGTCTTATGACAAAGGCTGGAACCAAATGGACAATTCTTGGCTGGGATAATTATGATCTTTTGGCGGAAACGTCCACGCAAATTGCCAAGAACGGTCTGAAAGTAATTTGCAGTAAATGCAAGAAGAAGGCGAATTATGTTCGGACTGGATCAGCCCCAACTTGTGCAAAATGTTGCCCGGAACAATTTCCCCCGTTGAAAAATTCGGATGGAACAATTTGCAAAAGTATCCCGTCCCTGGAAATTCTCAAAGGTCTTTGTGTTTCTTTAAATCCGAAAAAGAAAGATAAGAAATCTCTTTTGGAACTTCTGGAAACCCGGTACTCGCTGCCAATTGTTCCTATTAAGGCAACCCGGTCAAAGAATGAGGACCTTGCAATGATTCACAGTTCAATGCAACGTTTTACAGATGTTAATTCGCCACTTTTTCAAAAGGCGAACCAAATCCTTTTGGAGAATCAGCCGGCTTTTAAGAATCCAACAATGAAATCTGTGCAGATCTTACTCTTTGCCACGCTACGTGACAGAGTTCCTGGTGAGCGCTATGTTGGCTTTGTACATGCTGGGAAAAAAGGTGTTGCCTCCAAGGAAACAAAGGGTGATAAGGGCTATTCTAATAGAAAAAAGGCCTCTGAAGAACGGGTCCAGGCCTTTTTAGATACTACCGACATTTTTGAAAAAGAAAAGTGGCTAGCAATTTTGCAGGCGAATCAGAAGAAATCGGATTTGTGCGATGCAATGTGTATGTGTATTGATAGACTAAATTAGTCTGCGGATTTGCCCATCTAAAAAGACCGAGCCAAAATGAAGAAGGATGAGTGGATTTACAATTCACGAAATGGAAAACGTTGCCCGGTCAATGGGGTCGCAGGATATTATGTCAGTCGACTTAGGTAACATTGATGTTACTGGTGATATGGGGCGCGATGGACTCGGTCTAAACATGCTTGCACATCCAACAAACTCATCAAGCTCCCAGAAGAGTGTAACCATTAATGCCAATCCGCCGTCAAACTCAGGCGCCTTCTCTGAAATTGAAGTGAATACCATGGAGCCTCTAGAGCCAATAACCCTTAATATAGGGTCATCGAATTTCTCACAGCCCCCCGTTGAAATTCAATTCACAAAGGCATCCGAACCGTCTGGAGGAAGCCTTTTCTCAAACACGCAGAGTTCAACAAGCACCTTCAATACGCTATCGCCGGCCCCTGCGCCCCGCCTAACCCCTGAGGAAGAGCAAAAAGAGAAGAGTGACCTTGTTAATAAGCTTCAGCGCCTTGAGGCAAAGGGGTTCTCAGTAAGCCGTCGCTATACAATGGACAACACCCTTGAGGAAATGAAGCAGGAGTATGCTCGCCTTCTTGATGCACGGAACCTTGAGACCAGTATCAAATTCCAGCGCCAGATGATGGTTGGCGCCGTCACAGGCCTTCAGTGGCTAAATGACCGCTTTGACCCTTTTGATCTAAAACTCGACGGATGGTCCGAGTCAGTGCATGAGAGTGTCGAGGATTTTGATGAGATCTTCGAGGAACTCTATGATAAGTACAAGGAAAAGGGGAAGATGCCCCCAGAGGCCCGCCTTATCATGTCGCTTGCCGGTTCAGGATTCATGTGCCACGTGAGCAATACTTTCCTTCGTGCAAAGATGCCGTCTATGGACGACATTCTAAAGCAGAATCCTGATATGGCTCGGCAATTCGCTCAGGCGGCGGCAAAGTCGGCTGGACCAGGATTTGGAAACTTTATGTCAATGGCAATGGGAGGCTCGGAGCCGGCGCCAACGCAGGTGCCTAATGCAGGGGCCTTCTTCGGCTCTTCTGCAGCGACGGCGCCAATGCCAGCTGTACCGCAGTCTGTGGCTGCCATGGAGCCACGTGCAACTGCCCGTCGTGAGATGAAGGGCCCTTCAGGTGTTGATGATATCTTAAAGACGTTTGATAATGTACGCAAGGCGGAGGCTGAGGCGCCCCCTCAAAACTCAGGACTCTCTGAGGCCCGTTCTGTGGCCACAGATGATATTGGCAGTGTTGGTGGCTCACAAGCGGGGCGTAGAGCCCGGCGTTCACGGGCTCCAGTTATTGGGAATTCGATGAGCCTTGAGGTGTAAAATCGTGTGCTAATATTAGATGGAAACATATGTTTTAGAAGAAATTGGATTAGTAGGGCATACTATAAATAATGATACCGTTATTGATACTATGCTTGATAATATTATTGGGGCAAATCCTACAACCTATAAAAAAGTAGAAGAATTTAAATATGCAATAAATACAAATGAATATACAATAGAAAGTGAAATTGGATCAGGATCTTATGGAGAGGTTTTTCAGATTATAAAAGATGGAATTAAATATGCTTTAAAACAGCAAGAATATGGAGGAGATAGGGATGAACTAAAAAATATGCTAAAAGAATCAATATTGCAATTTATTTTATATAAAAATAGTGCAACAAGTTTTCCCCAAATATTTCAAATTGCATGGAGTCGTAAATATTTTTTTATTATTATGGAATTATTAGATCCTAATGAAGGAACTATATTAAATAATTTAGACGAGTATAGAGGAAAAGAATCTCATAAAAAGGATCAATATATGCTACATTCATGTAATATTACAAAAAAAATCGCTACAATTCTAGAGTCGCTAAAGGCTTCATTAGAATTTACACATGGAGATTTAAATCAAGGAAATATATATTTTAAAAATGATAAAAGTGTGAAATTATTAGATTTTGGATTTTCAAATATTAAATTAGGTAAAAATAGGATTATAACAAATGATTTGAGTAAGAACTATAGACCTGGAAAGGATTTAACTATATTAGCTCGTAATTTACTATATAATGTAGATGAGAATTATGAATATGCAGAAAAAGATGCTAAAGATATATTTAATTTTTTAACTAGTATTATTGTTGAACCTTATAATGAATTTTTTTATAAAACTAGAGAACTTTATGAAAGTTTAGATACTACTCTAAATAATGATGTTGGAAATCCTGATAATGTTTTAGCGAATTTAAATATGGATTGTGAAATTAAATTAGAAAATACTCCTCTAGGGAGCCCTATAACAGGAACGCCTGCAACAGGTAGTCCTGCAAATAGTCCCAGAGGTTCTGCAGGTGGTGCACGAACTAAAAGAAGAAAAAATCCATCTAGAAGACTAGCACGAAAGACAAAAAAATTGAGTTCCCGTCTAAGACCCACCTCTTTAATGGATGAAGGAATCAAAATAACAAAATCCTCAGTAGAACTAATTCACGATAAAAAATCTAGATATAATCCCGAATCCTTGGAAAATATTCTTAAAACATCCACAATATCCCATATTCAAATTAATGCATCAAAGATTGCAACACAATATTTAAAGGAAAAGGAGAAATCTTTAACTCTAGATTTATTCAAAATTCTCTTATACTATGATGGTAAACACTTTGATACATTCTATAAAGAATATAGTGAGTTAAAAACTCTTTCACAAAAACAAAAATACCTTTATGGAACAGATCTTGTACATACTACATATATTCACTGGAATACAAAAGATACTGGTATTAAAGTTTAATAAAACAGATTATAATTATTCACGCAATTTACTTTTAGTAATTTGCATGAAATATTTTATACCGGCATTACTAGATGGCAACATATAATTTAAATGAGATTGGTTTAAACTTATACTATACTACTATTACAAATGAATTAAATAATGCTCAAATCCTTAGCATTCCCTCTAATATTAATTATGGAAAAAAACCTATTCTTTTTTTTGAGGATGGTATATATACAATAAATAAAATAAAATTTACTGTAAAAGAAACAATTGGATCTGGTAAATATGGAGAAATATTTCATGCTGTTGGTGAAGATTCAACTGAATATATTATTAAAAAACAAAAGTATGCTCTCTATCCGCATGAAGGAACTAGATATAAAGCCGAAAGAGATATAGAAAATAATAAAACTTTAACAAATATAATTAGAGAAGCAATAATTCAATTTATTATTAATAAAACAAAGTCAGATATATCTCCAAAAATATGTGGAATTGCGTGGGATGATAAATATACTTATATACTTATGGAACGTATTATTGGAAATACATTACATACAAAATATAACGGCAAAGAAGAAACTGATGAATATATTAATGATATGTGTGATATTTTAAAGAAAGTTGCAACAAATCTTCAATTGCTAGAACCTATCAAATTTATACATGGGGATTTGCATCGAAATAATATAATTATAATGGATAATGGTGATGTAAAATTAATTGATTTTGGATTTTCAAGAGTATTTGATATTAGTATAAAAGAATTTAATAATGAAAATTATAAAAAGAGTAAAGATTTAATATATCTCGGTAGATGTATGTCTTGGTTTGTTAAAAAAGATAATGAATATTATGAAAGTGATAAATCTAAAAATATACTAAAAAACATTAAAAAAATTGTAGGAGAAAAAAATATGTATTATACAAATAATAATAATAATATTATTCTTGATCATTTAGATGCATATGTTGAAAATCCAAATGGATATCCAGATAAGGTATTAAAAATACTTGGTGATTGTACTAATGAGCATGTAGGAATGAGTGGGGGAAGAGTCTTAGTTGTATCAGAGGCTCCAGAGGTACCAAAGGCTTTAAATAGATTAAATAATGCTACAAGAAATAGGAGTAATAATTCATGGATAAAACCAATGATTGAATCTCTGAAAAAAATTTATAATCCAGAAAATGAAATTCATAAATATAGAAGTAAATTTACAATTAAAAAACTAACAGACCTTCTTAAAAAATCACATGTTTCACATATTAAAGCAAATGCATTAACAATTGCAACAATTTACATGCAAGAGAAAAATACCTCTTATGCGCTTGATTTACTGAAAATCATGCTATTTTATATTAATGATAGTTTTGATATGTTTATTTCAAATTATAAGAAGCAAGAATCACTTTTAGATAAACAAATGTATTTATATGGAACAGACCCTTTACTAAAAGGAGATAATTTCATGCACATACATTGGAATACAATTCCAAACATATTTGTTGAAAACTTAAATATTAAAACACACCTTTAAAGACTAATCGCAGCAAGATCCTCAGGAAGATTTGTAATCGACGTTGAATAATGCGCCTCAATCTCCTTTAGCGTATTCATCTCATCCTTTGAAACAAGATTAATAGCAACACCCTTGCGCCCAAAGCGCCCAGAACGCCCAATACGGTGAATGTAATTCTCGTGCTGGTTGGGAAGTTCATAATTGATAACTAGACTAATCTGCTGGATATCAATGCCACGTGCAAGCAGGTCCGTGCTAATCATAATACGTACTGAGCCAGAGCGGAACTCCTTCATACGACGCCCACGCTCTTCAGGCTCCATTTCACCGTGAATATAGGATAGTGGAAAGCCTTCCTGCACCATCTTATCAGCAAGCCACTCCGCCTTCTGGCGCTTATTGCAATAAATAATCGCCTGGTTAATTGTTAGTTGCTTATAAAGGTCACATAGTACATCGTACTTCCACTCCTCCTTGTCAAGTGGTACATAATACTGCTTAATACCATCTAGGGTAACCTCCTCAGGCATAACAAGAATACGTACAGGGTCACTTAGAAGTTTGTTTGCCACCTCAATTACACTCTCAGGCATTGTGGCGGAAAATAGTGCAACATGGCAATCCTTGGGAAAGCCGAGCGAAAGAATACACATAATCTGCTCCTTGAAACGGTCCTCAAGCATCTGGTCCGCCTCATCAAGAATAAGAACCTTAATGTGATTCGTATTAAGCGCCTTGCGAGTCATTAGGTCATAGATGCGTCCAGGAGTGCCAACAATCATGTGTGTACCCTTTTCAATGGCACGTAGATCATCACGTAGTGGCTGGCCACCCGTGGCGGCATGAACACTAATATTTGAGTGCTGGCCAAGAGCGGTGGCCACAGTGCGAATCTGCTGAGCGAGTTCACGGGTGTGAACAAGAATAAGAACCTGCGTCTTCTTCTCTGCAGGATTAATGCGACACATCGAGCCAATGCAAAAGGTGGCGGTCTTGCCCGTACCCGAGCGAGCCTGCGCAATAATATCACGCCCCTCCTTAATGGGGACAATTCCCTTTGTCTGGATTACAGAAGGGCGCTCATAACCATAGGCAAAAATGTCACGGAGAAGTGGCTCCGAGAGATTCATTGATTCAAAGCTATCATAAGCTTTGACATCCTCAACAGAGGCAGAAGGGCTACCAGGAGTAAAAACATCAATTTCACTCATCTTATTAAGTTATAGAGGCAGGCGTCTAAGCCCCCAAACAGTAAAATTTAAAGAAATATTTTCACTATAAAAATATAGAGAAATGGATGATGATGAGTTTATTGGTGAAGATGATGCGGGTCTAGTAGATACTGTAGTAGATACGGCGGTCGTTCCTGGAACTGCAGATCCGCTTGAAGTACTCTATCGCCACCACCCAGAAACCATTCTTGACTATGCGGAAGCCATTGAACCCCTTATTCAGGTTGAAGAGTCACCTCCATCAGGCGGTGATAAACATCATACTAGTCAGCCCTTTCTGAGTCTCTACGAAAAGACAAAGATTCTCAGTTTTCGTAGTAACCAGTTGGCACAGGGTGCTCGCCCCTTTATTACTGTTCCAGAGCATGTAACAAACGTTTTAGAGATTGCAAAGCTAGAACTTACACAGCGTCGCCTTCCCTATATTATCAAGCGCCCAATGCCTGATCGGACTTTTGAGTATTGGCGTCTATCGGATCTAATGATTATTTAAAAAATGCAAACATCTTTAGATCCATGCAGATTTTAGAGCCGTGATCATTTCAAATCGGAAGATTAATTGAAGGCAATCCATGCATCGCCGCTATTGTAAATACGATAACACATATTAACAGGATAACAGCTCTTTAAGGCGATCAGAATATTTTCTACAGAGTTCTGCGAATAGACACATAATATGACACGTGGTTTATCCATATCTCTGAGGTAGAGATAATCTACATTAAAGGGGTTTAAGCAGAGCTTAACATCATTGTCATCCCAGTCAATACGATCATCGAACTCAACTTCATAGTTTATGTACCAACCCATTTTATGTGTTAAATGGGCTGTTAACAGTTTTCAATTTTATGCCGGTTTGAAATACCCATCGGTCTAAATGCAGATTTTTTAAATGAGTATGAACTTATGTATTTTGAACGAACTCCATTATTGAGTTGACTATGTCACCATTATTCCTTCTTAAGGCATCTAAACATTGCTGAATATTCATTCCAGTCTGTGTAGAAACAAGACGAATATCACTAGCTGGAATACCATCTGTATTCTCTGGAATTGGTTCTTCAGGAACATGTGTATTATGAGATGTATCAATATGCGAAATTCGCATATTAGAGTAAGAAATCATATATTCGTTAAAATTAATTCTTGAGTTAATTTCATATGCTGGCGGCGCCTCTTCAAGTGTTTCCATTTCACTTGGCTTAGTTCTACACAACGGACAACTCGAGTTTTTGTTGAGCCACTTCCCTATACATTTTAAGTGAAAAGTATGAGAACAAGACATTTCAACACGACCAGTGGTTGCTACACTTATACATTCTAAGCAGATTGAGCATTCATCCGACATTTATGTACTTAAACTTATAGTAGTATCGCTTTCAATTTTAATTTCAGGTCTTTAGAGTGGTTAAGAAGGGCTTGAAAAATACTATCTGAAATCTGTTTATCTTTTCATACAGCCTGATCGGACCTTTGAGTATTGGCGTCTATCGGATCTAATGATTCTTTAGGCCTATAAATTTTTAGTCCACTCCTTTAAACATTCGGCATTCATTAAAAGGACCGCAAGATCATGCTTTCTATCACTTTCCTCATATTCCGTCATTAAATGTTTAATTGTCATAATTAAATGGTCAATACTTTTTTTGTAGGCCACAATCTTAAAATCATATCCCTTCTCCTTTGCAAGAATCATCCATCCGTACTTCTCAAACATTGCCTTGTGCCATTCTGACACTCCGCAAAAAGTCATAGCATGCATCGGAAGACCATGGTGCTTCTTTGACATTCTCCGAGTATGCTTAACCATTCTTATAATTAATACGCAGATATTATAAGAGAATGCTGTCGGTGTATTTAGATTTTTTAGCACTTTCCAAAGAAGAGCAAAAGAAATTTTTAGAAAAAATAAAGGCGAGCAGTAATAAATCAAGAACTAAGACTCGGCGTAAGAGTCGGCAAATGAAAGGCTAATTCCTTATTGAAATTAATTGTTCCAGCTTTGGAAAAGTCTAGACCGAACACACGAACTTTTAGACCTGCGCCTATAGCCTTTGAAACCGCCCTACAATAAACCTGATCTGCTGGATTTAGCTCAAGCCCATCATTACAGTCACTACGGGGTACAATAAATACTAGATATACTGCTTCAGTATCAGAAAGACATGCTAATTCAGCAAGTGTTTCTGCGTGTTTAACTGCCCGTGGACTAAAACTCTCAGTCTTTGATTTACGATAGCCTTCTGGAAAGGTTGCACGGCGTGAAATGCGACATTCTTTTGACAAACTAATCATGGCATTTTTCACTTCAAGATAAATCTTTTTACCATTATCTAAAGTTCCAACAAAATCTAGGCGAGTATGATCATTCACTTTCACCTCTGATTTCCATACTGCAGTTTCACAGATTTTATTGAGAAGTTTTGAAGCAACTGCTTGACTTACCATGGGATGAATACCAATATAGTGAATACCTTCACTGTCAACACTTTCAGAAATCTGTACAGTGTACGCAGTCTTTGCCTTTGCACTAGTAGCCTTTGATACATAGACATATCGTTCTGGAACAACTAGACCCGAGCAACTAAGCCCAGGCGTATGGCAAAGGGCGACCGTGCCATCTTCAAGAAGAATATCGGCTAGATAGGGGCTTTTAATAGTTTTTGAGGGCCTGTGTAGCACAGTTGCCTTAAAGAGTTGCGGTAGGGTGTAAAGATCTGTCATTTATTATAGGTTCCAACTTGTAAAAACTATTTTCAATTTTTTTTAGAAGCAGTACTAATAGAATCATGGGTGGCGGTTTATTTGGAACACCGTTATATCTTAACCCAAAATGCCTTGTCTTTTCTTTATCTTTGTGTGTAGTCTATTTCTTACCTCACCCAAAGGCCTTTGCGCACACAATAGTTATGGTTTTCCTTTTAGGAACTGCTGCGTATATCTCATTAGCATGGTATGACATGCTCTATGATTGCAATGATCATTTGGGACCAACACTTTTAGGATGGCTATCTATGCCTTTTAAGCCAAAGGAGTATCGTGATAAATATAATGAACTCCCTGTAAAATACCAGAAAATTATCAGAAATGTTGATATCTTCGTTTTAAGTTTTATTGGCTTGGCATTTCTTTACCCATTTTTGGTGAAATCCAAGTAATTAGCGTAAAGAAAGTTCCTTCACTTCCTCCTCTGAAATTTCTTTCTTCTCTTCCGAAACTATAGAATTCTCCTCCTTTGCAAATGACTTATTTGTAGCATTTAGGCCTGTAGTGACGGCCTTAGACTTAGTGTAAGCTAGAAGAATTTCTTTGACCATTGGATTTGGAATAACAGTATCTTCCCATGAACACGTCATATACATATCCTGGTCTACAAAATAGTAGAAAAACTTCTTGCCAAGTTTTGAAACTAGTTGGTACCCACAACTCTGGAGATGCCCCGCAGCAAGAGTAGTTGGAGTATGTTCATCAGGCATATGCTCCCAATTTACAAGAATGCACCCTGGGCGTATTCCGGCGTTTAACATTGCACCAAGCACCGAGCATTCTAGGCCACCTGGTAAATCAAGTTTAAGTATATCAATACGAACATCATTTTCAAGCTTCGTATTAAGGCAAGCAACCTTTACCCAATCTAAAAATGACTGTGTACTATACAGGCTATTATCTAGTTCTATATTTCCACTTGTCCACCAAGGGATAGTATCATATAAACGTATATTCTTAGAAATTACCCATTTATCGTGGGCACCCTTGGAAAACTCACTTTGTGAAGGATTCGCCTCACGAGCGACAAGAATATTGATTGTTTCTTCCCAACCGGCCTTTGCATTTGCGTTAAGCGGAACAATGTGTAAAGGGCAACTGAGTGATTCTGCAATTTCTAAATCGGCAAGACATGACTTTGATGCACCGAGAGATACAAAAATTGTTTTCATGCCTTTTTTTGAATATATTGACCAAAGTGACGCAAAGGCCGGAAAGGGATCGCATCCATTAGCGCCAAGATTTACGAGTTTAGACATTATTTTATAACAATATATTAGAATATGCAAACACGGAAAAATCGCATTGCGTCTAGACGCTATAGGTTTCCAAGACGTTTCAGTAAAAGTTACTGCAAAAAAACGTCTTGCAAGAAAATGGGGTTTACGCAAAAGGCTTCATGTAGGCCTTATAAGAATTGTTACTGAATTACTGACGCCAATGCTTTCCACAGTTTACACAAGTAATAAAGATCGTCATCGGCTCATCCGCAGAGCGCGTCTGCATCTCATAATAAGTACACTCACGCTTCCAGCAACGAGTACAAAGAAACTGGTCGGTTGCCATATTACGATTTCCTTCAAGCTGTTTCTTCTCCCGAATCTGTTGCTTCTCAAACTGATCCCTCCAGCGTGAAGGAAAGAGTTCATAGGTATTCATAACAGAAAGTCCCTTAAAGTCAATACTACCTTCTTTAAAGAGTGTAAAGAGTTCAGTATTACCTACATATGAGGAACCGTCAAAATTTGAGAGAATCTTCCGTGCACGAATCTTATACATATGAACAAAGAGTGGATAACTCCATGAACGAACCAGATTTCTCTGTTTCGCCTCATGAATCGCCCCATTATAAATACATGATTCGAGTGTACAAATCTGCTCACGAGTAAGTTTCGAACTAAAGAGTTTTTCAATAACCTGAAAGATTCCTTTGCGAACACGATCTACAAGTTCCTTTGGGGCCGACTCTTCCTGCAACTGATCCGCATCTGAAAGGGTTGGTTTATTAGGATAGGCATTTGCAGGACCAACCATGTTTAGAACAACTGGTTTGGCGGCGGCCTTCTTTCGCTTGGCCTTTGGCTTTACTTCTTCCACCTCAGCTTCCACCTCAGCTTCTACCTCTGCCTCTGCATCCTCTTCTTCCTCTTCTCCTTCCTCACCAACTACTTCTTCTTCAACATCAAACTCTTTCTCGACTTCTGGAAGTTCCTCTTCAAGTTCTTCATCAGAACCATAGCCCCCAAACTGCTTTGAATAAAAGGCCTCATAATCCTCTTGCTTAAATGCTACAGGAGCCTTAAAGGTATTTTCATCATTCGATGCAAGAATTAGAATATCACTATAAACAGGTGTTGAATCATAAGGAGGTGGTAGCTGATGCTTATTTTCATCTTCGTCGTCGCCAGTAAGAACACCAAAGAGGAAGAGAGTTAGAGCCTTATAGGGATAGGTTCCGATTGTTTCAATAACTGCCTTCTTCTTAAAGAAGGCTTTTAGAGAATCTAGGACTACTGGACCAGATGCTTGTAGCACCGAATCCTTGATCTCACCATTGCTACTAAGAACAACAACTGGGTACTTTGATTTTGGTGGCATTCTTTCTATAAATATGGTGCAAGAGGTTTAACCCTTACAATTTTTCTTTTGTTAGGGTTAAACCGCTTGCACCATATTTATAGAAAGAATGTATCGGCGACTATGGACGCCTTCAGAATATGTTAAAAAAACTACGAGCGAACAAATACACTTTTATGATTCTGGCATAATATGCGGAACACTTTATAAAAATGATTGGTCTTCATGGGAAATTATCTCACGGACGATTGATGCTTCTGGATGCATTATTGAAATGCTGAAGGAAATGCCACAAGATTATGTGCCTTTTCAATGTTTAAATATTGAATCACATCCGCTTTATGAATTTAATCAAGATCGGATTGAAATACCGGGTTGGGATATACGGCTTGAACAGGTAAAGCCTCAACGACCTGTACAGACTCTACAAGTTCCACAGGTTCCAAGACCACTACAGGCTCCACAGGTTCCAAGACCACTACAGGTTCCACAGGTACAACTTCCACAGGTACAACTTCCACAGGTACAACCCTTACATGCAGGCCCTCTTCCTCCTCATCCAGAAGTTGCGCATGCTCAGTGGCCCCCTGAGGTACTAAATGAACTTCCTCGGCCTGCGCCCCGCCCGCCACAACGACCGGTGTGGCCGGTACAGTTGCAACCCGAGGCTTCACCAAACGTGAAAAGAAGGAAGAAGCCCAAGCAAAACAACGGGACGAAAAGTTCAGACCAGCATCAATCGTCGCAGGAAGAACTGGGCGTATTAGCTCTGGAATCGTCTGGTCAGAAGCAAAGAGTTCGTAAAAGACGCTCTCAACAATCTCAAGTGTGTGCTCCCGCACAAGATCAACAGGGATCTTCTGCTTCTGCAAATAATTTGAAATCGCAGTCACGCAAGCCAGTACATCAGGCACCGAAAGAGGCTTAGACCTTAGAGATTTATGTAGATTGCACTTAAGATTCGTCATTTCCTCATTAAAACCACCCATATTACTTTTATGATAATTCTGCATAATAATTCGTAATCAATTTTTCTAGACTGTGCTCAGATGCTCTATCCTGTTATTATTCTTTTAGGAATTTTAGCCGTCCTTTACGTTGCTCAACTTGCACTTAGAACATATACAAATAAAACAGTCTCATGGGAACCCTTTCAATCTAAACCTGCAATGCAACAAGCATCCCCCCCTACCTTTGTATCCCCACCAGAGCCACCAAGAACTGTAGCTCCAAGTGGTCCAAATCCCCCAAATGCATCTGGTCCGCCTGAAAGAACACTCCCGGAAACTACGGCGGCAAATGACCCACTTGCTGAAGTGAATTCAGAAACGCCAATTCAGGATAATTTACGCCACCCTGAAAACTCTTTTGGACCCGGCGTTGAGAATAATGGAACACGTCTTTCGGTAAGTAGTGGAGTGGCGAGCAACTCAGTAAAGGGTGGAGCAAGTAATTTCTCCCCCGAATTTGCACAGAATGGCGGAGAATTCATGGCAGGTATTAGCGCAAGTGATGCCTTTAGTTCGGATAATTATGCGTCCATATAAAGCCTTAACACTATACATATATAGAAATGGAATCTAGCCATCGTGAAAGCACCCAGTTAAAGCGGAAGGTTGCTCCTAAGGCAACACAGGAAAAGGCATTTAACCTAGTAAATAAGGCAAGTGCAACTGGTCCTGTTATTCGTCAGCATTTAGATATTGAACGCATGAAACAGCCCCTTCAAAAGGGTGTGTTTTATGTGGCGGAAAATGAAGGGGCAGCAGAGCCAGGATTTCTGGTCTTTTTACCTGGTTCTGCACCAGTGTTTCTCCAAATGAAGAAACACGCCTATCCGCCATGTACGCTCCGAATGCGTGTTAGCACTGAACTAGGAGAAGGGGGAGGTTCCGTATTTGTTGCAACACTTGATACCATCCAGCACAGCTTACGCATTGAAGATGTTTGGCTATGGAAGGGTGCAAGCATTTTTGACTATGAACCTTATTCAAAACGTCGAGTCTATCTAAAAGAATTTGTTGATAAGCATTGGATCCCTGATACTCGGCTTCTTGGCGGTGTTACTACAACTATTTTGAATCCATGTTCGGTCGAGGCGGCCTTTTCAAAGCCCTTTATTGGAATTCACACTCTTGACCTTATTCCTGAGGCCCCCTCTAAACGGCGTATGTGGATTGAAATTGATCCAAAGGCCCTAGTAAAGAAGGTGAAGCCTCTTGAACCAATCATCGCCCCTGTCAATACTAATACAAATGAATTCTCAGCCCTAGCAGTACCTGTTGATAAAATGCCAGACATTTATGACCTGTATGATGCGTCAAATAAACTTATTGGACGTGGATCAGTTCAGAGTTTTTCAATGTCCCAGACTCTTCGTACTGAGAAAAATGTCAAAGTTGATGTGCGTTGGAACAAAGACTTTAATGGTTATGAAATTTTTAGGAAGTCTTCGTAATAATATTTATACCCTATAGAGATGCCCAGAAAGATGGGCAAGAAACTATATAAGAAGAGAAAGACACAGCGCGGCGGTGATTCAGCTTCCTACGGATTTGGAAGTGCGGTTGCACGTGGAGCTCCCTATGCACAAGAGGTTGTTGCAAAGGAGGCGTGTGGCGCTGCGACTCGTCCAGGAACTCTTGTAGGGTATTCCGCAGGTTCAGGCGGTCTTCCCGGATTAACTGGCTTTGCGGGGGGTGGCACACGGCGTGCAAAGAAGTCGAAGAAGTTCTCATTAAATGGGCTTGTCAAGTCTTTCAAGAACTTTTTCAAGGGCAAGCAGATGAAGAAGCGTGTTAAGTCCTTTAAGAACTATTTTAAGAGCAAGAAACAACGTGGCGGGCGTTGGACAGCAGATACGGCTGCTGCCTATGCTACTGGTCCAAATGTCTTTCTACCGGCTACACGGATTGGATGCGAAGGAGGACTTGTAAATACATCTCCTCCTGGTGCTCAGAATCCTGCAATGGCCTTTAAGCAAATGGGTGGCGCTGGAACACTTGCAAGCCCATATTATTCTGCCCAAACTGCTGGATATACAAACCAACCTTCTACATGGGTTTCTCCTAATGGCACGCCATCGCTTTTACAGACTCCCTATGATGCACGTGCCTTAAATCCGGCGTGTTTAAAGACTGGGGGTGGTTATGATGATGATGACAACAATAATGACCAAGATGGCGGCGCGCGTCGGCGACGCAAGTCTAAGTCTAAGGCAAAAAGACGCAGATGATTGTAAGACCGATTAAAAATATTCTATAAAATTATCAAATAGTTTTATAAAATAAGACTTAGAGGCAAAAAACAAAGGCATAATAGAGAATGCTTCATGGCGGTGGTGCAGGCTATGAACCTGGCCTACCAGTTAATAAGATAGAAGAATTTCTTCCTAGTTTAATCCCAGATCTTATCTTATGGATAAAAGCAAACAAAACCTATTTAAAGGAAGAAACAATCATATCCTATACTGATAAGCAGTCATATTTTATAAAGGAAAAACTTAAAGAACAATTTAAATCTGTTTTGAGCTCACGTGTGATCACGGAAATTGTGAGTGATACTCCAGCAACTCCTAATTCGCTTATCCCATTAAATCTGGATGAATCCTTAGCAACAATCTTTCCCACTCTTCGTATTGTGTCAAATGAACTTGATGCAATCAATATTAGTAACTATAAGGATCCTATAACTGGAAAACGGCGTGTCTTACAACTTATCACATCTAATCCGGTGTCTATTAATGGTTCTGTACCCTACAGTATTTCCCACGGAATTACAATTTCACAAAATACTATTACAGGGCAAATTATAATTTCGAGCAACTTTGTGGAAACTCCAATTGCCGATTCAACTGCTAATCCTAAAGATGTCCCAACTATTCATCCAAATGATGATATTTTTGCTGCAGATGTTGAGCCAACAGGAGAAATTTCCGAACTTATTATGTATTCAAGAGCGCTAGATCAAGAGGAAAATTCTAGACTAGAGGGCTACCTTGCCTATAAACAAAATACTCAATATGCCCTTCCAGTGGGCCATCCCTATTTACCAAATACTCTGAATGAGCCTATTTTTTCAAAAATAGCAGTTGAGTTAAAGACCTTAGATGATACTATACATGCGCTAAATGCAAAGCTAGATGTTGCACTAAATGACTATAAGAATGAACGTGGACTAGTAGACGAAAAGGGCATAGCCTATAAGGCAACACTATCTAAAACCCTTCAAGATATTATAGGGCTTATAGGAACATTTTCAAAGGGCTTTCTGTATGCAAGAAAGATTAATTCGCCAACCTTGGAAATAGTCTATAAAAGTATAAATGAAAGAGATATGTATCAAGGCAAAACAATGTCAACTGAAACTATTAATGAAATTATTGCATCATATAATGCTATAGTAAAATCGGCGGATGATTATCTCCAGACGCTAAGAAGTGGTTTTACAAAGGTACAGTCTGGAGGTTCCCAAAGCCTAACATCACAAATATCAGACCACCTTTTATTTGTACAGCAGAGTGAAGAGTCAAATAAATTATATCAGCCATTAATAATTCGCAAACAGCAAATTATTAGTAATGGTACAAGTGCCTACAATTCCTTGCAGGCCCAATTTAAAGATGAATTAGTCAGCTACAATGATACCTTTGCTCACCAATCTTCTGATATTAAGACAAAAGTAAGTACACTAAATGCCACGCTAGAGCCTATAAAAACATCTATATTATCTGGAAAATGGCTTACCTATCTTCCTACTATTGATATTTCTAATACAAAAATAATAGCCTATGGTGAAGAAATTATTAGTTATAAAGATGAATCAATTAATGCAGTCTATAAACAATATGTTTATGTAAATCAACAGCTAATATATGGCGATTATGCCTTTATAGTTGACGAATTTAAGGAAATAGAAACTATATTTAACTCAATAAAAACTATTTCCTTAAATCCAGTGTTTCGTTTAACCTATATGACTTATTTAGATAGACTCTTAGAAAAAGCAACAAAATACTATAAAGAATTCAATAATATTCACGCAACTCTTTTAAATTGTCTAACAAATATTCAGTCTTTTATAACAATTGCAAAGGAAACGGGGCAAGTGTCTGGTACAACGAGCCAAATTAATACTCCTATTAATACGCTCGAGTCAACTTTAGAACCCATCTATCTTCGTAAGGTGATTCCTATAGATAGTAGTCTACTAGGTCTAGACTATGTTCAAACAAGTGCAGAGGGATATCTTCCTAATACAAGGGTTGTTCCCTTTTATCCAGACCTTATAGGATATAAATTTACAAATGGTACACATGTAAAACAGACGTGTTATAGAAACAATGACGGTCTACAAATAACTCAGACCTATAGTGTGTTACCACAATTTACAGAGTCTGT